CTACCATTACGTTGATTACCATTTCGTCATTGTCTACCATATTGTATTTGAACATTTTCTGTTCCTCCTGTTTTTCTTTGTTTATCTTACTTACAAGTTAATTATAACATATTACCGGGTAATACGCAACCCTTTTTTCGAACTTTTTTGATTTTTTTTTATTTTTTTTTGACGTCGCAATAAATACGCGCAATTAAAAGACATCAAAACACGTTAAAAACTACGAAAAGTGCGCTAAAAGTAGTTATCTACCTACTAATTAAAGACCAAAAACAAAATCGCGCAAAACGTTGATACATCAATAAAAATCAAATGCGCGCAAAATAAACATTTCGAACTATCTACTATTAAATCCCTTATATATCCAGTAATAATAGTAATTAGACTACTATTAGCAATAGACTTTAGACCTAAGCAAACAATAACAGAAATAGGATAAAAGCGACTTCCACAAACCAACTCTCAAAGTCCTGTAAATACAGTAGTACCAAGGGTTTACAAGATTGACCAATTTTAGAAAAACCAAACTGAACCATAGTTCGAAAACACTGAACCACTCAAACTGAACAATAGTTCGAAAGTTCGAAAACATGGTTCGAAAGTTCGAAAATAAAAGTTCGAAAAGTTCAATTGTTCGAAAGTTCGAAAATAAATGTTCAAAAGTTCGAAAAACAATTACCGAAAAAGTTCGGGAAATTTAGCTCGAAAACCGCAAAATCTTAATTGATAACTTCGAACTATAATTTATCAACTTCCGTATTACCTGGGAGCCTTTGACTGTGATGATTTTTAGTGTATAATAATAGTGACTTAAAATAAGAAGGAGGATGGTTTTTATGGGTAATGAAAATGGACCTAAAACTAAAAAACCTGTATCGCGCAAGAAGAGAGGTCGTAAACCTGTCAAGCAGCAAGCGCGTGTCGACATGGACGAGGTCATTGAGTTCGATTATAAAGGGATAAAACTTAGTAAACAAGAACGCAATGAGCGCATGAAGATCGAATTTATTAGGGGCATGGATGTCGCGGAAATTGCGCATAGATATGGCGTGTCAAAAACAACAGTCGAAATCCTACGCTCAAAAGGTAAATGGGTAAAACTGAAAAAACAGTTCGAAGACGAAAAGGCTTTGGTTACTAATGACACTTTGACGCAAATGTATGCCGGGTTCAAAGTTACTGTCAATGTCAAATATCATGCCGCTTGGGAAAAACTAATGTCTATTATAGAAATGGCCTTGGATAATCCTGATAAATACTTAATGACTAAAGAGGGGCAAATACGTTGGGGAGCTTTGGATGTATTATCGAACATTATAGACCGCGCACAATTAGGACAAGAACGGGCAAACGGGATGATCCCAGCAGAGGTTCAGTATCGCCTACAAATTGAACGGGAAAAGATTACCTTGCTAAGAGCTAAAATGGGAGAAGGAGACGGCACGGAAGAAGTTCGCGATAACTTTGTTCAGGCGCTAGACGAGGCCGCAAAATCAGTTTGGCAAACTTTTAGCGATGAAACTGGAGCTTACTTAAAAGGAGTAACAGATGGTAATGAGCCTAAGGAATAAAATACCCAAATTCAACTTTGTACCTTTTAGTAAGAAGCAGCTTCAACTCTTAACGTGGTGGACTACTAACTCGCCTTACAAAGACTTCGACATTGTTATCGCCGATGGTTCCATCCGTTCTGGGAAGACTGTATCCATGGCCTTGTCTTTTACACTTTGGGCTATGACGGAGTTCAATGGTCAAAACTTTGCTATCTGTGGTAAGACGATTCACTCAGCGCGCCGTAACGTTATCCAACCACTGAAGCAAATGCTTGTCAGTCGCAGCTATGAAATCAAAGATGTGCGCAATGAAAATCTAATTATTATTAGGTACATAAATAAAGGAAAAGAAATAGTCAATTATTTCTACATCTTCGGCGGTAAAGACGAAAGCTCGCAAGACCTAATCCAAGGGGTCACACTAGCTGGGATCTTCTGTGACGAGGTTGCGTTGATGCCGGAGTCTTTTGTCAACCAAGCTACTGGTCGATGTTCCGTTGAAGGTTCGAAAATGTGGTTCAGTTGTAACCCAGGAAATCCTAACCACTATTTCAAAAAGAACTGGATCGACAAACAAATCGAAAAGCGCATTTTATATCTTCACTTTACTATGGAAGATAATCCAAGTTTGAGTGAACACGTCAAAGAGCGCTATTCGAAAATGTATGCCGGAGTTTTCCGTAAAAGGTTTATTTTAGGTCTTTGGGTTACCGCGGATGGTCTTGTCTATTCGATGTTCAACGAGGAGCAGCATGTTCGAAAATTAGATATAGAGTTCGATCGATTGTTCGTCGCAGGAGACTTTGGTATTTATAATGCTACTACCTTTGGACTTTACGGCTTTTCAAAGCGCCGAAAAAGGTATCACTTGATTCAGTCTTACTACCACTCAGGTAGAGAAGCCGAGGAACAACTTACCGAGGCCAATGTGAATGCTAATGTTCAGTTCGGTTCGATACTTCAAAAAACTACCAAAGAGTATGCGAACGATTTAGTGAACATGATTAAAGGGTACCCTATTGAATACATCATATTAGACCCTTCAGCGTCGGCGATGATTGTCGAACTACAAAAACATCCATATATAGTAAGAAAGAATATTCCTATTATACCGGCACGAAATGACGTCACTTTAGGTATTTCCTTCCACGCCGAACTATTGACCGAAGGTCGCTTTACATTAGACCCAAGTAACACGCACGACATAGACGAGTATTATTCCTATAGCTGGGATAGCAAGGCTAGTCAAGTTGGTAAAGACCAAGTCATTAAAGAGAATGACCACTGTATGGACCGTAATCGTTATGCGTGTTTAACGGACGCGATTATCAATGACGACTTTGGTTTTGAAATCCAAGTCTTATCCGGTAAAGGCGCGCGATAATAATAGGAAACAATATTAGATAAAATAGTGTATAATACATTATAGGAGGTAAACTACATGGCTAAAAAATCAAAAGCTATTTCTCACACCGACGAGCTGGTCAGTCAGTCCTTTGATAGCCCGCTTGCGCAGAATCAAAAGTTCAAAAAGGAACTACAAGAGGTCGAAAAGTATTACCAATACTTTGACGGTTTTGATGTAACGGACTTGAACGCAGACTATGGTCAAACGTGGAAGATTAAAGAAGATTCACTTGACTATAAACCAACCCGCGAGATCCGTAACTACATTCGATCCCTTATTAAAAAGCAAGCACGCTTTATGATGGGAACCGAACCTGAATTGATCTTCAGTCCTATTGTAGACAAGGAAGACGATAAAGCAGAAAATAAACGCATACTATTCGACCACATTTTAGGTCAGGCAAAGTTTTGGAGTAAATGTAAACGAGCTTTGGTCGATGCAACAGTAGGAAAACGAGTGCTATTATCCGTTATAGCAAACCCTGGAGAACCTGTAGATGTTCAGTTCTACTCTATGCCGCAATTTTCCTACATTGTAGACCCTAAAGATCCTTCCCGTCTTTTGTCCGTCGACATTGTGTATCAGGACGAGCGTACCAAAGGAATGTCCACTGAAAAACAATTATGGCATCACTACCGTTATGAAATGAAATCGGGAAGTTCGAACTCCGGTATTACTACGGCGCTGGAAGATGTTGAAGAGCAATGCTGGCTCACCTACACTTTGACTGACGGAACTTCGAACCAAATTTACATGACGGAAGATGGGCAAACTACAATCAAGGAAAAAGACGCTAAACTAATTGAAATCGAAGACAATTTAGGTAATAAGGTTCAAGTACCTTTAAAAGTACAAGAATCGGCGCCAACTGGACTTAGTCAAATCCCTTGTAAGGTCATTTTAAATGAACCACTTACTAATGACGTATACGGAACAAGTGACGTCAAGGACCTCATCACTATCGCGGACAATACGAACCGAACTATTAGTGACATGAGGGACTCTCTAAGGTTTAAAATGTTCGAACAACCCGTCATCATTGATGGATCTTCGAAGTCTATTCAAGGAATGAAAATTGCGCCGAACGCTTTGGTCGACATTAAGAGTGACCCTACATCGTCCATTGGAGGCGCTGGAGGAAGACAGGCTCAAGTCACTACAATCTCCGGAAACTTCAACTTCCTACCTACGGCTCAATACTATTTAGACGGAGCTAAAAAAGCCATGTATGAACTCATGGACCAACCACTTCCCGAAAAAGTACAAGACGCGCCGTCTGGGATTGCGATGCAATATCTATTCTATGACCTAATGAGTAAATGTGACGACAAGTGGGCCGAGTGGGATGACGCTATCGAATGGCTTATTGAACTATTAGAAGAGATCCTTAGCAAGGTAGGAGTAGACCTAGGAGTTCTACCACAAGACATTCAATCAAGTTACCAAACACTTACGACACTAACAATTGACCACCGTTATCCATTACCAAGCGACGAACTGTCTGCTAAACAAACGGCACTTACTGAAGTACAGACAAATGTTCGAAGTCACCAATCTTACATTGAAGAGTTCAGTAAGAAGGAAAAAGCTGACAAAGAGTGGGAACGTGTATTGCAGGAACTTGCGCAGTTGGATGAAATTTCTGCTGGCGCCTTACCTGTATTAGCTGAAGAATTAAACGAACAAGGAGAACCATACGATGAGGCACAACAAGAAGAAACAATTGAAGAACCAAGTACGCCAGAACAACAAGAGCAACAAGCCCAAGATCGAATCTAAAACGGTCTTTGACGTAAACTGCGATCATTGTGAACATAAGTTCGAACTATCGTCCAAGCAAATTGTCTCCAAACATATCGAAAAGGGCGTCGAGTGGAGATTCTTTGAATGTCCTAAGTGTCATTATAGGTTCACTACTTATGTCGGCGATAAAGAGGTCGAAAAACTTATTCGATTTAGAAATGAATGTCGAACTAAGATGAAAAAGGAATTAGCTAAAGGCGCAGCAATGAACCAAAACCTTTACCACGATTTTCGAATGAAGGACGAGAACGCCGGGCATAAGATTTCAGGCCTTACCGCAAAATTGAAAAAGGAGCTGAACATTGAGCAAAGAGAAAAAGAATGGGTATCTCAGTAGCTGGGAAAAAGCTATCCACGAGACCAACATTAAATTGACCCTTGAACAGGAGAAGGCTATCCTAAAAGCGTTCAACGACGCAGGGGTCGATCTAATTGAAAAGATTAAAAAGTCGCGTAATGGGTACCTACCTAAACGCATCTATAAAGACTACGCTTACGACCTACATAAAGTGATGGTTCATGTTATGCACGAATACTCCGAAAAAGCCGCAGAGAATGCCGTGGACGGACAGGTTCTACATTTACTGAACATTTTAGGAGGAGATGGAAATGCTACTGCTAAAGACTTCGAAAGGGACGTTCGTTCTGCGTCATTAGTCTTTTCCCGTAGGGCCGCTGAAGCCGTTACTAAGGGAGAGATCTACAAAGACGGAAAGAACTTGTCTAAACGTGTATGGTCAAACGCAGCACGCGCAGGAAATGACGTTCAACAAATCGTCACGCAAGGTCTTGCTAGTGGTATGTCTGCGGTCGACATGGCTAAGATGTTGGAACAGTACATAGATCCAAAAGCCCGGAAAGAGTGGGACTTCGAACAAATCGCCGAAAAGTTGGGTCGAACTACTGCACGCAAGTATGAAAATTTAGAGTACAATGCTCTAAGACTTGCAAGAACAACCATTAGTCATTCAGCTACCGCAGGAGTTCGACAATGGGGAAAAGTGAACCCTTACGCCAGAAAAGTTCAATGGCATTCGGTACACGCGCCAGGTCGAACTTGTCAGGCCTGTCGCGATTTAGATGGTGAAGTTTTTCCTGTTGAAGAATGTCCGTTCGATCATCCCAATGGTATGTGTTACCAAACTATATGGTACGAAGATTCATTGGAAGAAATCGCCGACGAGTTGCGCGGATGGATTGATGGAGAACCGAACGATGTTTTAGACGCATGGTATGATGATCTAAACGCAGGTAAGGTTGAAAAATACAGTGACCTGGATTTTGTTAAAAGTTATTAAGATATCGTTTTCGAACGGTATCTTTTTCTCTATAATTAGTCTACAGGTAGCTTTCGTTCGAAATATAGTAAAAAAGGTTCGATTCTGTTATAATAATACATGAAAAAGGGATCCTGTCACCTTACGACTTGAACTTGGTTTCACTGTTCCAATTCAAAACAGAAGATTCAGCCGGAGGGCGTAAACTCAAGGAGGATATCAAATGGCTTATCATTTAGAAGACCTTTTAAAAGGTTTGGATGAACCAACGATCAAAAACGTCACAGAGCATGTGAAAGCTAAAGCAAAAGAATTGGACGCAAAATTGTTCATTGATGGGGATGGTCAACATTATGTACCGCACGCACGATTCGATGAAGTTGTTCAACAACGAGACCAAGCGAACAATTCGATTGAAGGCTACAAGAAGGAAGTAGCTACATTGTCCAAGCAGGTCGAAGATGGTAGTGATGCGCAGGCTACGATTCAAAACCTACAAAGTCAATTAGAGAACCAAACTCAAATAGCTAAAAGTGCTTCAGTTATTTCGGCTCTACATCCTTTGATCACTGATTCCATTGCTCCCGCAGTGGACATTCTTGGATTTATGAACCTGGACGATATCACAGTCGACGACAAAGGTAACGTCAAAGGTTTAGAAGACCAATTAAAGTCTTTGCGTGAGTCTCGTAAATACTTATTCAAAGAAAATCCTAAAGACGAGGAAAACCCTAACCCTGAATCTTCTCACAAAGGAGCTTCCGGGACAGGGAACCCAGGTAACTCAGGTCGCATAGGCGCAGGAGTTCCCGAACCGCGTGAAGTAGGATCCTTTGGTAAGCAACTCGCTGAATCATTAGCTCAATCACAAAGTGCTACTGGTCAGCAACAAGCTACATTCTTTAAATAATAGGAGGAAAAGGCTATGCCTAATGTACGAGTTAAGAAAACTGATTTCAATCAAACTACTCGAAGCGTTGTCGCAATCCCAGACCATTATGTCGCCCTAAGCGCTCAAATCCCTGCTACTGCCGCTACTGACGTAGGTGGTAAGAAGTATATTTTAGCTGGAACATGCGTGAAGAACGCCACTACACTAGACGGTCGCAAGACTGGACTTGAAGTGGTTCAAACTGGTGAACAATTTGATGGCGTTATCTTTGCGGATCAACGTGTTTACGACGGTGAAGATAAAGTCACTGTCACTGTTCTTGTTCATGGATTTGTTAAATACGCAGCTCTTCAAAAAGTTGCAGGCGCAGTTCCTGAAACTAAAAACCCAATGATTTTGGTAGTAAAATAGGAGGAAGTATTAGATGAATATTTATGATTACCTAAATGCGAGTGAGGTCGCAGCTTACATCCAAGCTCTACCTTCGAACGCTCTTCCATACCTTGGACCTTCACTTTTCCCTAATGCGCAACAAGCAGGGACTGACATTTCTTGGCTAAAAGGTGCTAATAACCTTCCAGTAACTATTCAACCTTCGAACTACGATGCTAAGGCAAGTATTCGCGAACGTGCTGGATTTAGCAAACAAGCTACTGAAATGGCGTTCTTCCGTGAATCAATGCGCTTGGGTGAAAAAGACCGTCAACAACTTCAATTGTTATTGACTCAAAGTCAAGGAATGGCTCAACCAATCATCACTCAGCTCTACAATGACACTAAAAATCTTGTCGACGGTGTAGAAGCGCAAGCCGAATACATGCGTATGCAGTTGCTTCAGTACGGTAAATTTACTGTTAAATCTACCAACAGTGAAGCTCAGTATACCTATGATTACAACATGGATGCTAAACAACAATACACCGCTGCGAAGAAATGGACTGACCGTACTACATCGGATCCTATCGCCGACATTTTGGCAGCTATGGACGACATGGAAAACCGTACAGGGGTTCGACCTACTCGTATGATTATGAACCGTAACACTTACAACAACATGACTAAGAGTGACTCAATTAAGAAAGCTCTTGCGATTGGTGTTCAAGGGTCATGGGAAAACTTCATGCTATTAGCCGCTGACGCTGAAAAGTTCATCGCTGAGAAGACTCAACTTCAAATCGCGGTGTACTCTAAAAAGATTGCACAATTTGCTGACGCCGACAAATTGCCTGACTCAGGTAACATCCGTCAGTTTAACTTGATCGATGATCACGTCGTTGTCCTACTTCCTCCAGATCCAGTTGGTCACACTTGGTACGGAACTACTCCAGAAGCGTTTGACCTCACATCAGGTGGAACAGACGCACAGGTTCAAGTCCTTTCAGGTGGACCTACTGTCACTACTTACATGGAAAAACATCCAGTGAACGTGGTGACTGTCGTTTCTGCGGTAATGATCCCATCATTCGAAGGAATCGACTATGTCGGGGTTATCAAAACCAACGAAGGCTAATTTTAGGAGGTAATTTATGGCTACACTAAAAGCACTGAGTACGTTGATTGTCTCCGGAAGTGTAGCGCATACGGGTTCGGTATTTCACTGTCCCGATGCGCTTGCTGCTTCCCTCGTTGAAAGTGGTCTTGCTTTCGAACTGAAGGAAGCCGAAGGTACGGACGTCACTACGGATAGTTCAGTTTTAGATGACGAGGACGAAGTCGAAAAAATGCGACAAGAATATGCCGCAATGACTGTCCCTCAACTCGCTGAACTGGCGCAGGCTAACGGTATTGACCTTACTGGACTTACTCGTAAGAGTGAATATATCGACGCCCTAATTGACTACGAACTAGGAGAATAAAATGGCAAATCAAGCGGATATTGACTTGGTTAAGGCGAACATAGGGAACCACGACTCCCCTAACCCTTACCCAGAAGAGTACATCTCCGCTCTTTTAGATCATCACAAGTCCGTTGCGTATGTAAGCTATAAATTATGTCTTCTTAAAACGCGAAATGACGTTGTGACTCTTGGACCTATTAGTTTGAAAGGGGACGCAGACTACTGGAAGCAAATGGCTCAGTTCTTTTATGACGAGTACAAAGCCGAGCAGCAAGAGCAAGACCTTTCATCTAGTTCAGGTTCCACTATCTTAATGAAAAGGGCGGACGGAACATGACCTATGACATCAACTACGTTAAGGCTCAAGTTCGTCGAGCTATTGAAACTGCGCCGACGCAGATAAAAGTGACCCGGGACGCATGGATCAGTGACGGTTACGGAGGGAAAAAGCGCGATCCTAAAGGGAGTAACGTTTTAGAGAACGCAACTTGTCTATTCGATAACACAATGACGCCGGATTTACTTTCAAACGCTACGGACGCAGGTAGAATCTTTGCTCAAAATGGGATTAAGATCTTTATTATGTACGAAGATGGACACGACATCAAACCCGCTGATACTGTTACGGTCATTCAGTCAGGGCGCCGATATCGTGTCGTCGAAGTACATAACATTTTAGAGCAAAATATTGTAATTGAACTAAAATTGGAGATAAAGGACTAATGGCTGATCTTGTATGGGATCCTAGTCAATTTGTTCAGTCCTGTGAACAATACCGAAGCAAGTTCCTTGTATCTGTTTTATTAGTCTGTGAGATAGCTTCTACTAAAATGGAGGCTTACGCAAAATCGAACGCGATTTGGACGGACCGAACTGGTAACGCTCGTCAAAAGCTACGAGGGGAAGCCGCATGGGTTAGTAAGGATCAAATTATGATCGCAGTATCTCACCATATGAGCTACGGCTTTTGGTTAGAACTGGCGCACGGACGTAAATACAAGATACTAGAGCAGTCTATAGAGGACAATGTGGAAGAATTGTTTAGGGCTCTAAGACGATTAGTAGACTAGGAGGATGAAATGACAAAACGTACTTCAATGATGGACAGACTGAAGGAGATACTACCAACTTACCAACTGTCACCTACGCCAATGTTTCCTGGACTTCAGTTCGGCGAAACCGAGGAAGAATTAGACCGTCCAGATGATTACATTGTACTTCGATTCAGTCATCGAATGCCTAGCGCCACCAATCGTCTAGGAAGTTTTGCCTATTGGAAGGTTCAAATCTACGTCCACTCTAATTCAATTATAGGGATAGACGATTACGGTCAAAGAGTTCGAGAACTGATCAAAGAAATGGGTTACGAGGTAACGTATTCGGAGACAGGTGACTACTTTGATACGATGTTATCTCGTTATAGACTAGAAATCGAATATAGAATACCACAAGGAGGAAATCTATAAATGAGTAAGGATATTCTTTACGGAATTAAGTTTGTCGAAATCGAAGAACTTGATCCACTTACCCAACTACCAAAAGTCGGTGGATCTAAGTTTACAGTCGACACCGCTGAAACTGCGGAACTCGAGTCAGTAACCTCGGAAGGTACGGAAGACATCAAGCGCAATGATACTCGTATTCTTGCGATCGTGCGTACTCCAGACCTTTTGTATGGTTATGACCTAACATTCAAGGACAACACGTTTGACCCTGAAATTATGGCATTGATTGAAGGTGGTACCGTTCGAAAAGTGAACGAAGCTATCGCTGGATATGACTCACCAATGCTTGCACAAGGCGCAACAAATATGAAACCATTTAGGATGAATATCTATGTGCCGAACTATGTAGGAGACTCCATCGTCAACTACGTCAAAATTACTTTGAACAACTGTACTGGTAGCGCTCCAGGATTGAACATTGGTAAAGAGTTCTATGCACCTGAGTTCAAAATCAAAGCCCGCGAGGCTACTAAGGCTGGACTTCCTGTTAAGTCAATGGACTACGTTCCTACACTCCCTGCTATCCTTCGCAATGTGAAGTATGATTTAGCTGGCGGTAACGGAACGGCTAACCCTGCTAAGGTAGAAGTTGGTAAAAAGGTAACTCCTAAACCTGCTGATCCTACACGCACAGACGGAAAAGTCTTCAAGGGTTGGAAGATCCAAGGTGAATCCACTATGTGGAACTTCGATACAAGTGTTATGCCTGACCGCGATATCTCACTTGTCGCACAATACGCATAAATTTAGAAAGGTACTGCTATGAATAACAACATTATCACCGCTGAACAATTTCGTCAAAAATCGTTCCAAATTATCCCTCTTCCAGGTTTTGGAAAAGACGCTGAGCCTATTTATGTTCAAATTCGCTCGGCTGGGGTAATGAACTTGATCGCGAACGGTCGTATCCCTAATACCCTTTTAGGTAAGGTAACTGAACTTTTCGGTGAAACACAAGAGGTCACTAAAGACAACTTGGACATGAAGTCTATCACAGACGACCAAAAACGCAAAGCCTTGGAAAAACTGAACAAAAGTGATTCAGGGATCCAGGACATGGCCGAGCTCTTGCGTGTCTTTGCGGAAGCAGCATTGGTTCAACCTACCTATGCAGAAATCGGGGAGTACATGACGGACGATCAGTTGATGACGATCTTCAGCGCTATGTACGGAGAGGTAGCTTCGGCGGAGTCCTTTCGTTCAAACGAAGGAAATGTCTAATGTCATAGCAGTCGCTACTGAATTTCATATTAGACCTAGTGATGTCGTAGGGCTAACCACAGATATTGGACGTTATTGCTTCGATACTGCGGCCGTAGCCTACATTCGCTACATCGCGGACGATAAGACTCCTAGGTACCCTGGAGACGAGAAAAAGAATCCAGGTTTGCAAATGCTAATGGAGTGACTTTATTTAGTCGCTCCTATTTTTATTGAATAGAAAGGAAGATATATGGATTTTGGATCAATAGCAGCTAAAATGACGCTAGACATTTCAAATTTCACAAGTCAATTGAACTTGGCTCAAAACCAGGCTCAACGACTAGCGGTTGAGTCGTCCAAATCCTTCCAAATCGGTTCAGCGTTGACGGGCATGGGTAAGGTACTATCTACCGCCGTCACGCTACCTCTTTTAGGTATAGCTGCGACTTCCATTAAGGTAGGGAACGAGTTCCAAGCACAAATGTCCCGGGTACAGGCTATCGCAGGGGCAACAGGTGGAGAACTTGACAAGATGAAACGTCAGGCAATCGAACTCGGTGCTAAGACGGCCTTCAGTGCTAAAGAGGCTGCGCAAGGTATGGAGAACCTCGCTTCAGCTGGTTTCCAAGTGAACGAAATCATGGACGCTATGCCCGGGGTACTTGACCTCGCTGCGGTATCTGGAGGCGACGTGGCCGCGAGCTCCGAGGCCATGGCTAGTTCACTTCGAGCCTTTGGATTAG